ATATTAACTTATTATGATTAATAATCCAGATAATATTCTTTTTATAACAGGTGGATGTGGATTTATAGGATCTAATTTTATTAATTATATTATGAAAAAATATGATAAAATTACACTAATTAATTTTGATGCGATGTATTATTGTGCTGATGAAAATAATATGGATGAAGGTATTAGAACTTCTGATAGATATACATTAATCAAAGGGAATTTACAAAATAAAGGATTATTAGATTATATATTTCAGAATAATAAAATAACACATATAATTCATTTCGCAGCACAATCCCATGTAGATAATAGTTTTTCAACTCCTCTTCAATATACAAATGATAATATATTAGGAACTCATAATTTATTAGAAAGTTGTAGAGAATATTGTAAGACATTAGAATTATTTATTCATGTATCGACAGATGAAGTATATGGTGAATCAGAATTAAATGAATCGTCAAAAACAGAAATGAGTGTACTATGTCCAACTAATCCTTATGCGGCTTCTAAAGCAGGAGCAGAATTAATAGCGAATTCATATTTACATTCATTTAAGATGCCAATAATAATAACACGAGGAAATAATGTATATGGTCCTAATCAATATCCAGAAAAATTAATTCCTAAATTTATTAAACAATTAAAAGAAGGTAATAAGGTGACTATTCAAGGTGATGGTTCTAGTTTAAGAGCATTTTTACATGTAGATGATGTATCATCAGCATTTGAAACATTATTAAATAAAGGAAAAATAGGTGAAATATATAATATAGGTTGTGATGATGGAATGGAATATTCTGTAATGGATGTTGCGAAAATGTTAATAAATAAAATACATAATACAGGAGATTATGATAAATGGATTACATATATTGAAGATAGACCATTTAATGATAAAAGATATTATATAAGTAATGAAAAAATACGAAGTTTAGGATGGGATATAAATGTTAGTTTTAAAGATGGAATACAAGAATTAATTTATGGCAGATATAAAATAAATAAACTATATTAAAGAAGTATTAATATAAAAAATGATAATTTTAAATATTTTGGTGATTGAATAAATAATATTGATGAATTAAAAAAAAAATATAATAATGCTTTACCATTTGACCATATTAAATTAGATAATTTTTTAAAAGAAGAATATGCAGAAGAAATATAATCAAGAAAATTACAAATTACTGCAACAATTTAGTACAACTCTTTCAAATACATGTTCTATATATCCATCATGTGAATATTCATCTCTTGGTTTTAATTTTTTAAATTTAAACTCATCATAAACTTGTTTTATATCTCCTTTAATACCATATCTACATGTTACCCAATTATAATCAAAATCACCTGGTTCATTTAATATGTTATAAAGATATTTATCTGTAAATAATTTATTTATAATAGTATTTTTTAATATATATACATTCCCTTCTGTAAATATATTAGTATAATTTTTACAATTTAAATATTTCAATATTTCATTTCTATATAATAAATTTCTTTCAGGCCCATTAGTATTAATGTTTTCCGGATTACCACTTATCATTTTAAGTCTTCCATTTATTATTTTCCATTTTATATCTGGAAAATAACTATCATTATCTTGGATATTATTCATAAATTCATCATCTAAATCATCAACTATTTGAAAGTATTTTTTCCTCTGTTTTGGATCTGTTTTTGAATGTAAAAACATAACATAATCATATTCTAAATTATTATCATTTAAATATTTTATCATACAAAATTTAGCGCCTACATCCATGCCTCTATTAGGTATTTTAATAATTGTATAATCTATATCTTTTATTTCACCAATAGAATATGTGATTATTATATTAAAATATTTATCTATTTTTTCTAAATATTCATCATAAATTTCATGGAATTTAGATATATCATAACAATGTAAATGTGCAAAGTTTTTAACATAAACATTTTTATATTTACTCTCTTTTTCAATGTTATATGTTATTTCTGTATTTGGATTTTTTATTTTTAAAAGATATTTATGAAATAAATGAGGATATTCATTATATTTTTTATATTCTTCAATACTACTCTTAATATTATCTATTAAAATCTTTTCAGTCAAATCATTATTAAAATTATGATCGTATTTTTTATTAGGTTTTTTAAGTAATTTATTTAGTTCAACTACAATTGGATCAGTTCTTTTTATAATCTTATTTGGTTTTTCTATTATATTTATAAATGTAACTCGATCTTTATATTTTTCCTTCATATTATCAACATCAATATGAGGTAATTCTGATAATATGTGAGTATCTGAATTAATTATTTCATTTAAACGTACTTCTTCTAATAATGAATTATTATCATGATAGTGTAAATTTAATACTACTTTTGATTGATTGATTAGTTTTGTTAAATTTTTCCCATTAACATTATATACTATTTTTATTTTAAAAAATCTTTTTAAACTATCTAATATTGGTTTCCTTCTTGTGAAAGTATTAACTAAACCTATAAATAGAATATCATATATTTTATCACATTTATTATTATTTGTTATTAATGGTGGAGGGAGATATAATATATTTTTAAAATATTGTAAATTATCTTTATTATAATCAAAACTAATTTCTGAATTTTTAATTAATTCTTTTGTTAATTCTAAATATTGATAATATTTAGTTGACCCATCATTTTTAGATGTTAATTGTTCCATAAAATAAAAATAACATTTACATTTTTTTGTAATAATTTCTAATTGAGTCATACTATTACCATAATAATGTTGTGGTGTAATCATAAATATATTATTTTCATAATTCACATTATATTCACTTAAATTATCTAAACAATGTATTATTACATTATAATTATTTTTCTCAAATATGCACTTAAATTCATTAGCTAAGTTTAAAATTATATTATTACATATTATATCAATATTTATTTCATTTTTTATATTATCTAATTCATTTTTTATATTATCTAATTCATTTTTTATTTCAGGAAATAATTTAAATATTTCATTTATATTATTGTTAATATGTTCATTATCTAAACGGTATTTTTCATCATATATTATTTTTATAACGTGTATACTATTCCATGGTTCATTATTTTTATTAATTATTATTAACCATTTATTATAAATGAAATAATGAAAAATATTGTTTCCAAATATTTTATGTGGTGTCTCTTTTATATCAACTAACTGTATTCCATAATATTTATCAGATGGATTAATATTTATCATTATATTATATTTTAAAATATTTTTAAATATCTATATATATATATATATATATATATGGCTAATATAAGTGCTTCAGGTATTGATGAAGATAAGAAGTCATTACAATTGATTACTAATGAAACATTATTAACAGAACATATTGATGATAAAATAATAAAAATGAATTATTATAGAAGGATTTTAGAATTGAAATATAATAAATACCATAAAAATTATAATAGATTTAGTATTGGTATTATAGTATTATCAACTTTATTGACTTTTATTGAATCTTGGAAATTAATATTTTTAGATGAGGAAAATTTTGATCAATTAAGTTATGAATTTTTTAATTTATCTCCTATACTAATTGGTTCAACTATGACTTGTACATCAACTCTCTTAAAATTTGGAAAATTTCAAGAAAATATGGAATCATATTATAATGTAATTGGTAAATGTGTAAATATAATTTCTAAATTAAAAAATAAAAAAGAATTAATAATAACAAGAATAAGAAAGGTATGTGATGGAAACTGTGACAATACATTTAATGAAATATTACAAACATATAATGATGAAATTTTAACAGATTATTATATCATATTTCAAGAAGCTCATAAATTAATTAAAACTGTAGATCATGATAAATATTCTAAAATATTAAAATATTCTGATTATAATACACTTGTGGTTGAACATGAGAAACAATTATTTTTTAAACAATATGAAGAAAGTAAAACAACATTAAGTCGTGAAGAAATGAACATATTATTAAAAGGACACCCTACAAAATGTTGTTTTAATACAAAACCTATACCTTTTGAAATACCGGAAACAGCATCGGAACCAGAACCTGAACCTTAACAACAATCACCATAAATAATATAATATTGGTTACAAAGCAGGAAATTCATTTTCATCATTAATATTAAATGAATCATCTACTTCTATTTTAGTATCATTTCTTTGACCAGGAGGTACATACATTCCTTCAACATTACCTTTATTTTTCTTAATAATTGGAACATATTCATTATTTTCTTTAAATGTAATATGAATAGTTCTACCATCTAAATCATATCTATCGAAAGGATAATTATCTAATGTAATAGGTAATAATCCTTTATCAAAATTGAATTTACCAAGTGATCTAATTGGTCTTTCAACATTAGAAATAATATCAATATATTTACAAGTTAAAGTATATTCTTTAATAATTTTATTTTTTAATTCCAATAAGGTTTCTGAAGTATTACATTCAAATGTTTTATCATTATCATCTTTCTGAATAATAAAAGTAATCATATTTATATTAATAAATAATTATATTTTTAAATCAAATTTTTTTTATATAAATTATATTAATAATGGGTAAAATAGATTATAAAATGATGGATAAATTTGTAGATGAAGAATGTCATTTAATAATAAATGCTTTATCAAAAGATAGTTTTTCAAAATGTAATATTCCAGGTAGTATAAATATTCCTTTATTAAGTTTAAAAAGAAATCCAAAAGATCCTAAAAAATCAGAGAATATTGAAGATATTATAAAAAAACATTTAAAAGATTTTCCTAAATTTAAAGGAAAAAAGTTATATGATTTACCTATTATAGTATATTGTAAAAATAAAGATTGTAAAACATCTGAAAAATTAATGAAAATATTATTAGATAATGGTTTTAAAAATGTATCTGAATATCCGGGTGGTATGATAGAATGGTTAAGAATGTCTAAAGATAAAGTAAAAACAACTAATAAAAAAGGTGGTTCAGATAAAAATTCACAATATAATTTAGATATAGATTCAGAGAAAGTTGTTTATGATAAAAAAAAATATGATCATAATCTAAAATCTGGTGAATTATCTTTGAATGGAGAAGTTAAGGGTGAATATAAAAAAAATAATACAGTTAAATTAAAAGATGATTCGAGTGATAAAGAATCAAGTGATTCAAGTTCTAATAAAAAGAAATCGAGTGATAAAGAATCAAGTGATTCAAGTGATAAAAAGAAATCTAGTGATTCATCATCTGAATCATCATCTGAATCATCATCATCTGAAGAAGATTCATCCGATTCATCTGAGGAAGAAGATATAAAAGATGATATTGATACAATGAAGAAAGATATTGATAATATAAAATATAAAAAACATAAATTAAAATTAGTATGTATGAATGATATCACACCCAAAGTTTATGATGAAAGATTTAGAGGATGGATATTTACATATTGGAATTAATCACCTGATTAATTTAATATATCAACTTCTTCATCAGATTCATCTGATTCTGCTTCACATAAAGATACACCTAAATGATTTGCGATAATTTTGATTTTTTTGAATAATGATAAACTTAAATACTCTGAAAAACCTATTTCATTCATTAATTTATTTGTTCTATTAATAATTAAATTTTTATTATTTGAAGATGTAGGCGACCAACTATCCATTTCATCTCCAAATACACTTAATTCACAATGTTCAACTACTTTTATTATACATTTTGATTTTTCATCGGTAGGCCATGACATTATATATATTATAAATTATTTTAAATATTTAGATATATTATTTTTATATTTTTTTATCATATTATCACATAAACTCCTATCACCATATATATTATATCGTGGTGGTCCACCACAATTATATATTCTATGTGGTATGATAAATTTCTTCGTATCTAAATCGTATATTTCGGATATCCAATCATCTATGTACCAATTTTTAAATTCATATGGATAATAAAACCCAAATATTTCCATATGTTTTCTTGATACGAATGATTGAGTTAATAATGTATCATTAGGATTAGATTTTCTTCTACCTACATCAGTCATACCAACCACACCTATATCATTATTTTGTTTCAAAATATCTATACAAGCATTTACCCAATCTTTATCTTGAAAATAAATATCTGAACCTATTTGTACAAAATAATCGTAATTATCTTTATATGCGTTTATAAATAATTCATTCCATATATGACAAACATTTCCTTTATGACTTGAATCTATTGATACAAATTCTATGGTTGTATTTTTCATAACATTAATAAATTTACTAATATCATTTTGAACTTTATAATCTTGATAAAAAACATCATCTGAATCAATACCTAAATAAAATTTATATTCATGGTTTAAATCTCCCGGTCCCACGGCCGCGCTGAGATTGTATGAAGTGAAAAATGATTTAAATAATATATTGAATAAGTCAGTATCTTTAAAATTTTTGTAATGGCATTTATTACTTGTGACTGGTATTATAACAGCAATTTTCATTTAAGATAATAAGTTATTAATCTTTTAAATAAATTTGAATAAATTAATTAAGAATAATAAATAAATTATAATAAATATGGATAAGGATAAGGATAAGGATAGATGTTCTTTCTGTAATAAGAAGTTAAAATTAATATCATATTCTTGTAAATGTGATGGACAATACTGCGCAAAACATAGATATACACATACACATAATTGCACGAATATGAAAGAAAAAATCAAAGAATCAAAAGAAATTTTAAATAAAAATAATCCAGTAATTATTCACAATAAAGTAATTAAAATTTAAATTATAAGAAATCATTGTGATCGCTTTCATATTTAGGAAATAGATATTCGTTGAATATAACATTTCTGGTATTATTTTTAAATTTACACATTATTTGATATAATCTATGCTCACAATCTAAAATTTGTTCATTATTTAGATTGTATTTCGTATTTGTTTGATCTTCAACGTTTTTAATATTTTTTGAAAAGTGTTTTTTATAAAATGCGGTTGAATTAATGCTTTCGTATCTAATTCCTTTTATTTTATTTATATTGAAAACACCAAATCCGTTAAACGATGAATAACATTCTAATAGTTGTTTTCCCTCAATTTTTTTATATAATAATTTATTCATGTACTTAATTATATGTCTTGGTTTATTATTATGCCAACTACTAAATATATAATCTTCAAATGATAACGCCCAATAATCATAGTATTTTTCATTCATAAATGTTAAAATATCCCATTCATTCTTAATACTAAACGCATTTTTAAGAACTTCTATATTTATTTTTTTACTAGATACATCATCAAAATCCATCATCATTAAATAATCAACTTTTATTTCTGTGTTTTCTATAAAGTTTAATATTCGATTTCTAGCATTACTAATATTTACTGTTCTATGTATTGTAACTGGTTCTTTATTAATTATAATTTCAAGATTTTTAAAAATCTTTTTTTGTTTACAAAGTTCTAATAAAGTTTTATCATCTGAATTATCAAATGAACATATTATTTTAACTACATCAAAATTTTCAGAAATTAATTTAATATTTTCAAAAACATGCGATATATAAACCTCACAATTTTTGACACATCC